CTCCGGTCACGCCCGTTGCGCCAGTTGTGCCAGTTGTGCCAGTAACTCCAATGACGCCGGTAGTGCCTGTAGTGCCCTGTGAACCGGTGGCACCGGTTGTGCCTTCTGGCCCGGTTGCTCCGGTTACTCCATTTGGTCCGGTAGCACCGGTTACGCCCGTTGTTCCGGCACCGGTAACACCGGTAACACCAGTTACACCTGTCGGACCAGTGACGCCCGTTACGCCCGTGATCCCCTGAATACCAGTTGGGCCAGTCGGTCCCGTTGGACCCGTAGGACCAGTCGCAGCATTAACAATTATTGGTGAGTTTAATGTTCGGAGAAGAACAGTATTCGGTCCTGTTTCCTCAACGATAATTCGTGATGGAACATCTTCATGCACATGTACCTGTGTGGACGCGTCTTGTTCAACGATTACCCTCACTGGGGTATCGCGATGAAGAATTACACGATTAGGTACATTGTCACTCATCTAGTTACCTCAGGGGAGAGTGTCACTTTCCCTTGAAGGACACGTTGAACAGTGATTTCATCTGGGGAGATGATTTCTAGGTCGTATACACCGTCGCTTGTTATGCCTGCAGTTTCTTCTGCGGAGATGTAAACGGTTATTCTTCCGAGGTCACCTTCGTCTTGGATGATGATTCCACTGTTTTCTGTGGTTAATGTCAGGAAAGGTTCTTCGTCAGTTATGAGTCTTCGCATGTGGAGACGAGCAGTATAGTTCGTTATGTCAAGTGGATTGAAGACTTCTGGATCTACATCGTCTGGAGTTTCAATATTGAAAATACGCAGATAGGTAGCACCCTGTTCGCAATAGATGTTATAGATTCCAGCGATCATGAGCGTCTCCTAGTGTCACCACCATTTTAGCCCAAAACTGAAATTATTTAGACACTTATTGAATCAAACAGCAGATGGCGAATTTTTATCTGGACCAACATTTTTAAGACCAAGACTCATAGCAATAGATAGCGCAAATGCTACAACAGCAAGTTTCGTGTTATCAACAGTAAACAGATGCTGATAATCCGCCCCATTTACTAGCCAAGCAGCCAAATATCCTTGCAGGAAAGTGCGGACGCTACGCTCAGCAACTTTTTTAACAAAAATGGAAACATTAGTCATTAGATAACCTCCATGTAGAATGTTACCAGAGCATCGCGCGAACTGAGAGCATTGACATCGTCAATTGTGGCAATTGCTACCCATGCTGCACCAGTATAAACGTACATCGTGTCTAATGATGTCAGGTAACTGACCATTCCTTCAGCAAGAACAGATGTTAGCGCGGTTGTGCGGGCACCATCGTCAGCAAAAACCATAACTGATTGAGTCATCAGATAGCCATTTACCTCTGATGCATCTAATGTTTCTCCAATTGTAAAAGTTTTATATCCAGCCATGAATACTCCTATCCAAGAACATCGTCATCTAGTTGACCATATGGGGAACTATTAAGTACAAGTGTGTTCGATCCAGCAACAATTGCAAGATGACTTACTTGGAATCCCATTGCCTTTGCTGGTGCAATTGCGTTAAGAACACAAGGTGACGAGTCGGACCCGTCAAGATCTGCGGGCGTTTCGGTATCATAAGTAATTATCTGAAATTCCCAATTGGATAGGTAATTAACCTGAACAAATTTTGTTCCAGTTAAAACTTGTTTGACAGATTCTTTGATTGCATCCAATGTTCCAGCGTTATACCCATAATAGCAATTTTGTATTTGCCAAAGCGTATAATCCTCAATCGACTGAGCAGTAGTAAAAAAGTCACCTCCATTAAAAGCAGCATTTTTCTTAAACGAACCGCCAGTAAATTGAAACAACCAAGACCTAAAAGCAGGATCATGATAAATCGCAGAAGTCAAAGTGCTTTCCTGCCAACTGGGATCGACATCAAACTCATTCCCGGCATCAAGTTCACCATTCTCAAAGTCAAAAAAATTGCTGTAAAGTTGAGATGTGTCGCCTGCGGCCCAAGTCGCAGCATCTAACAGTTTAAACATCGGGAAACTTGGATTGGTTTGTTGGGAATCAATCGTCCAATAAATATCAGGTATGTATTGTCTCGCTAGACGAACCAAAGGATTCTTGTAGAAATGATTATCATTGACAAGAAAGAATTGAGTAATGTAAAAGGGATCACCCTGATGGCTATCAATCTTCATTTCAATGTTGAAATCGCGAGTGGTGTCATCATCCGGAAAATTATAGTAATTTGATCTGCATGTAGTAAATGAATCAATATTATTATTTGTTATTGATCCGGCGGGTTGTGGGTTATCGGCAGACTGGTAAATTTTTGATGTTATTGACAGATCATTTGATGATTTAACTAAAGCATGAAAAACAAGTATTCCATCTTGATTGATTGCTCCATCCACGGAAACATCATTGAGCGAAAGAGTGACCGTTGCCGTTGTCAAAGGACTGACTTTGAAAGTATAATGATTAATACTATGTATCTCGTCATCAACAACAGTTAACGTTGCATTGGTTGCACCCCAACCAGTTGCAGACTGAACGGCAGTGGTCGATTGACGAACGCTGTTGTCGTTTGCGACAGTGAGTTCATTTTCTGCACTAAGAATATTGAAGGTACTGGGCATCTAAATCGGAGTTCCGGTTGCTGTGATGGCTTGCAGGCTAGGAAGAGATCCAGCCTTCCTGAACCACATGTTGTAGTTGGCATCCTCAAAATATTGTGTTGAGTTGCTTAGTCCGGTATAATCAAACAGGAGTCCTTCACAAAATTCGACTCCTTCAATATTATTTACAATACTTGATATATTTCCTATGAAAACGGCTTCCTTGGTTGAGTCAAAACCATATGGACTCAAATATTGCATGACGGTATCACCAACAAGAGACTCAATTTCCGCTTCATCATATTGAGAATCAAAAGAAAAAGATATAGTCAATCCAGCGATTTCCAAAACATCTGGATCTTCTATCTCAACAACAATACCAGCAACACATTTGGCAATAACATCATCATAAATTGCAGTTTTTTCAGGTGCAGTAAGAAGCCGTTCAATACCATAAACAGTAACAAACACATGCCCAATTTCTGTATCTGTTTGAGTTTGTGATCCGCCAGCATCTAAAAGTCGTGTTGTGTCCTGCATGAGATCATATACTTTACATTTGCTAACATTGGTATAATTAGTTAAAATGTATGCTCTGAGTTGACTAGCAGTAGTAATAGCACCACTCAATGATCTCAACGCAGTTGTGCAACGCGATAGATACGTAGAGTCTTCTTCTGGGTTTGATCCAGCATAAAAGTATGCGTCCGGTGATGACTGTGCTGTGGTAGCAACGAGAACAGTCTCAATTGATGAATTGACTGTTAGAACAGTTACTTCTTGACTTTCTTCTGGTGTTGGATGCAAACCGACTTTTTGTGAATAGACGGTAATAATGTTTGGCACTGTTAGCAAATCCCAGTCTGCTAAAGTTCCTGAACCACCAATTGTGTCAATATCCAAAACAAGTGTTGTGGTGCTGTACGAAGTGATTGTCCCCTCCATGTAGTTGGCGGAGTTTGCAGCAGAAGTGGCTCGCACCCTCATTCCGGCAACCCACCCAAGACCAGACTGGGTGGTAAATGTTTTGCTTGCTATGGCTATTGCAAGTGATGTTGTTGATGTTGCTGTCAGGCCGGGTTGCGTTGCGTAAATTATTTCATCTTCAATGGTTTGGAACGGGTACTCATATGTTATTCCATCAAATATTTGCGTGAAGGTGAAAACTGTTCCTGTCGGAAGGGTGTTTGGTGGTTCACCAGAATATAGAGAAATAGCAATTTTCATCGATGCGCGTTCACCTTCGCTTGGTTGAACACCAAGAATTTTTGCAGTTCCCGTCATTAGGCGACTGGGCAGACGGTTGATTGCGGCAACGTTGAGCATTGACATATATGCGAATGCTTGGAACATTGCATCTTCTACTGTTCCTTGGCGAAGTTCAAATTCCGGAAGTGTGAGTTGCGCTATTTCGATTGCGCCAAGGTATGCAGATGCCGGTGTTATGTCATATGGCGTTAGGTCAACATATGGACTAAAATCTGCGGGCATGATTACCTTTTTCTAAAAGAAAAGTTTACTAAAACTTTTTCGTCTACATTTAGGTTAATATTTACGTCAGTTACTATTATTTCGGGAACGAATCTTGCTGCTTGTGTAATAAATTGTCCTCGTTCGATTGTTTTGAAAGTAGGATCAAGTGTTCCAAATTCTGGGGTTATGGGGTGAATTTGTGGTTCCGTCAAAATTGCAAGAGTTAAGAGTTGACTGAAGTAATCATTTGTATTGTGTGTAACTTTTTTAATTATCCCACCATCAAATTTTATCGGAAATGCAAATATGTCCATGATTATGCCTATTCCTTGGAAAAACTGGCAAAATAAACTACTGTGAACAACATTATACCGTTTTTAATCTGATCCAACTGATCAATTGAGTTGTTTCGCAAGGTCCATTAATCTTCAAGTGAGTCGATTTCTGTACAGGTCTGGATTGACAACAGCAGCAGCGGCATCGGGATAAATCGGCCAGCCGTCAGCGACAAGGCGGTCAAACACGGCTACAGGATCGGCAATCAGGTCGGCGTAATTGACAATGGTGACAGTGCAGTCAGCGCGGGCGGTTAGGATTCCGAGAGCATTCTCAAGCACCTTTGGCTCAAACCACTCTGTGTCAGCCCCAAAGGCCCGAGACATCGACATCGTTCGCTCATCCTCGTCGCGCTGGGTAACAATAACCCGATAATCACCTTCTGGAAAAGTGTCAGTTATTGCCAGAGGCGACACCTTGCAAACCGTGCCATCGGAAACTGATCCAATCCAGTCGTCAACTTCAATGAGTTGATTCTGGTGGGCAAAATAACCAAGCGGGTTTGGGGGATAGTTAGAAGGATCTTTCTCACGACTTTCGATGATCGCCTCAAAGTCGGCATCGCGTAACGGTGTCAAAGTTGATCCTGCTGTAACAGCGGCCATCATCACACTGGTGCCTGAGCGGTGCAGCCCACAGACAAGGTATACGGTCATTTGACGACCACCGATGCCATCTGGACGAACGAGGTTCCGTTGGTTGTCGTTGCGGTACGCGTCCCCTTTGCGCCCGATGAAGAACTCTTCTCGTAGGCAAAACACAATGACAATAGGTTGCTGCCGTTGTATAGGTATGCGTAGTTCTGCATCTGGGTCATTGATGCAGGTTTCGTGACTGTTCCCGCATCATACGCATCTCCCCAGAAACTGACCAGCAGACCGTTGTTTGTTGATGCGGTAACAGAGTCAATTGGATGACTTAGCGAAATGCCCTCGCCTGAAATCGAATACGCATCAATCGAACCAGCGGATGAGATTGCGACAAAACTGATAGCGCAACGGACCCACACCGAACCACCTGAATAGGTGTATTGAGTTGTAGTGTCACCTGCTTGTGCTCTTCTATAGTACATAGCGCCATTTCTGCCATTGTTCCATTCATAAAGTTTCGTCCATGAACTTTCCATAGCACCCTGCTCGCCGCTCTTGGAGTCGCAGCCAAACGCCACAAAGCACAGCACAAGGTCACCAGCAACCGGAGGGGTGCCAAAACCGCTGGCCGGATTGACCGCCACCGATGTCCCTGTGCCACTCCATGAGTTTGTTGCCGTGGACCGATAGGTCGGGTTACTACCAGCCGGTCCAACACCTACGGGTTGCCCCCAACCACGAAAGAATCTTGTGCTGGCACGCAGCGGCCGTTGTTGTTTCACAAGGCTGTATGGTTGTTCGGCTAGTTGGAACATTTCTGGCACAGACAGCCGTCGTTGCCAAATAGCGGCATAATGTACCTCGCCAATATCGGCAAATCCACCACCGTTTGGGGCACCTCCAGCAGATGTGCCGCGTTCTTGCCCAATCCTTATTCTAGATACAGTGGCAGACGTAGCCATCGCTACTGTTGATACGTTTGAAACAAGTCCACCGTTCTGAAACGCCAACCCTCTAGTGGCATCTGCGCCACCAGATATGAAAAATGTGTATACAGAGGCATCTGCGTAGGTTGTCAACCCGGTGTAAAGCACCGCAGAGCCACCGTTAATCCAGAATGATGGTCCCGATGCATTGTTGCCCACAATGTGGTAGCCAGCACCGGCTGCTTGACACAACGATATGAAACTACCCTGCACGTTTACTGTCGTTGTACGTTGAGTGAAACGCACCATCATTGTCATTTCAGTCTTACTGGCGAGTAGATCCGTGATCCAAGTTCCTGACCACTCAACCCAGTTACCACCAGTGGTGCTGGTGTTGAATATTCCCTTGTGTTCACCGATTCCAACGGTTCCGCTTACAGTTGTTGGGCGATAGCCATTGACGAGATCTACTGGCGGTCCACCGTTGAACCACGGAAAGAACACCAGTTTATGAGAAGAAGGATTTGACCAGTTGATAGTTACTGGTCCCACAAATCCTTGATCGTTCTTACTTGATAACAACGGCATGTCAGTTTACCGTTGTTGTAATTCCAACAAATCGACAGGTATTACCTGTAGACAAAGTTTGACCAGAATAATTCAGCACCACAATACCCCACTTTGATGGGAGCACACCACCAAACGCTGAGGCAACCGAGAACGGGCGCGACTTCAAAGTCTTGTTCTGCACCGCAGGAATAAATCCGATCTGCGGCAGTTGGTACGCCGTCGTCGTGATGTCATCAAGAGTTACCGCTGCGTCGCCGGTTCCGGCACATGGGTACGTGTAGTCGGTGCCATCGTAAGCGTAGGCAAAGACGTAGATGCCTTTGTGGTTAGCAGGAGCCGAGTTTGGGTAGACAATTTTGAACGTGACAAGGGCATCCAAGTACAGGTTTGCCGTGTTGTCCACCACAGTTGATTCACGTCCTGCTGTTGCTGACGATGCGAGAGAATCGGTTGTGATCGTGATTGTTGCCGCCGTTGCGTAGGCGGTGTTTATGATGGGCATCAGATGCCCCCCGCAACAGCATCAAGTGCATCTTGAATAAATTGTGCATTTACTGTGTCGGGAGCAGCATAGTCTGGAAGAGGGTTTAGGCCAATTGCTGCCTGAATTGTGGATTTCCAGTGGTTTCGTTCCGCTTCTTTGACCATCTTTTCTGGTGTTGGTTGAGACGATCTAACTTCTTCAAGTATCTGAAGTTTATCTTCTCTTGTTAAATATTGATAATCCATAAATTCTCCTTAGAATATTATTTGAACTGTTAGGTCTGAGCCTTTAACAGTAGATCCTACTTGGACAATATCGACAGTCAAATAGTCGCTTGAGGTGAGTGATGTTACGGCGAGTGTTGACGCTGTGTTGGTGTTTCCTGCCGCTGCGATTGTCGGCCTGTACGATACATCGAATATTGAAATGCCGTTTTTCTTAACGTCCACGATCAGTGACGCTCCTGTGGGGGCCGTTCCTACGGATACGATTACTTTTGTCATGGTCAATGACGACGGAGCATACCAGCGAGCCGTACCGACCGTTACTGCCGTTGTGCCGACATAGGAGAATACGGCATTTCCCTGTCCTGCTGGGCCAGTCGCACCAGTTGCTCCAGCAGTACCAGTACCAGTTGCACCGACGTTTCCAGAAAGGTTGATGTTCCAGTCCGCTAACGTACCTGAGCCACCAGTTACAGTCACATTGACTGTCAGACTGGTGCTGGAATACGCTGTGACAAGACCTTCCATGTAGTTGGCCGTATTTGCCGCTGATGATGCTCGCACGCGAGCACCAACGGTGTAGGCGAGGTTGGCTTGAGTCGTAAATACTTTGGAGGCTGCGGAGATAAGCAGAGATGTTGTTGACGTTGCAGTGTAGCCCGGACCTGTTGCACCGGTTACGCCCGTCGTACCTTGAGCACCGGTAACACCTGTCACGCCAGTAGTGCCTGCTGGTCCTGTTGCACCGGTTACACCAGTGACACCAGTGACACCAGCGCCGGTTACACCAGTAACACCGGTTACACCGGTAACACCAGCACCAGTAACACCCGTCACACCAGTAGTGCCTGCTGGCCCGGTCACTCCGGTCACTCCGGTAACCCCAGCACCTGTCACACCCGTCACACCGGTTACACCAGTAACTCCAGCACCGGTAACACCTGTCACGCCAGTGGTGCCTGCTGGTCCTGTTGCGCCTGTCACACCAGTTACACCAGCACCTGTCACACCGGTTACACCCGTAACGCCGGTCACGCCGGTTACACCGGTAACCCCAGCACCAGTAACACCTGTCACGCCGGTAGCACCCGTTACACCAGTGACGCCAGCACCTGTCACACCGGTTACACCGGTAACACCGGTAACACCTGTTAGACCCGTAGCACCTGTAGCACCCGTTGGCCCAGTGTCGGACTTATACGAAAGCGATGTCCAAGCCGTCGAACCGTCACCAATCTTGAACTTGCCCGAATCGGTCTCGTAGCCTATTTCACCAGCAGACAGAGTCGGATTGGTGCTTGTCCAGTTCGCCGCCGTATCGCGACGGTGCTTGATGGTGGTTTCAACGGGCATCATCCACCGCCAAGTTCAAGCAACTTTTCTTGATGTACAACGATTGCTGCTTCTAGCACCGTGAGGGCGTTGTCAGCGGATTGTACTCCTTCGACATCTCCGATTGATTCGCAGGTTTGACGATTCAGGGTGTGCTGCCACGCTTCTGAAGCAAACTGCGTAATCCGTTGCTGAAGGATGGCTGTCTTGTGCTCCACAGTGAGCAGTTCGTCGTAGTTGATTGACATTATGTCTCCTATGCGCTTCCACCGCTGATAGACGCGGCAACAAAGTTTCCAGATGAATCTACTTTAGCCAGAATTGTGCCAGCCGAGTTCTGCCAGTCTTGTAAATTGCCAGACTGTGACGCTGCGCCCTTGATAATAAAAGCCTTATCGGCAGCGGTCGTGTTGGCTACCTGTGCCATCGCTCCGCTTGTTAGCGTCCCTCCGACCCCGACGCGACCGGCGAAATAGTTGTCGGCACTACCACCGGCGTAGATGTTCCAACGCCCGGTTCCTGCTGCGATGTCTGCCTTTACACCGTAGTTGTTTGTCGCTCCGGTGAAGGCGCTGCTGATTGACAGTCCGACTTGGTTTGTCACAACCGAAGAGGCTCCGAATGTGCCCTGTTCTGCCCGGTAATGGAAGTAGTTCAGCAGTGTAAACGCAGCAGCAGCAGTCCCAGAATAACTCAATATGTTGGTATGTCCAACGGTAACATCGGACTGCACCTGACCGTCTACGGAGATACCGCGAGTGCTTGTCAGTCCTGTTGCCGACTTGCTCACGGTAAGGGCCTGTCCGGTTGTCCCTCCAGACCCGATGCTGACTGACCCTGCAATCAGCCTAAGAACCCCACCGCCAGCAACTCCTGTACCAGACGTTGCTTGGATGCGACTGTCATAGTCAACAGTAGTGGCACCCGTATTGAAGTCAAAGTATGGATTGGAAGCCACATTGTCGATCCGACCGAAACTCATACTGCCACCGGAATCGGTCCCAACGCTAACCCTGTTCGTCGCTCCAAGGATCACAATGCTGGAATCAAACTGCGATTGTCCGGTTACATGCAGCGAGGTGGTCGGTGATGCTGTTCCGATCCCAACACGGTTATTTGAAGCGTCAACATAAAGCGTGTTTGTGTCCACTGTCAATGCCGCGGCCGAGAGCCTTGTGCCGTCGAATGTTAGGTTTGCAGAACCAGTTGCAGTGTTCGTTCCGTCTTTGTAGACAACTTGGTTTGCGGAGCCTGCTGCCGGTCCGGTCGCACCAGTAGCCCCCGTGGCACCTGTAGCACCAGTGACACCAGCACCGGTCACACCTGTTACACCGGTAACACCTGTCACCCCAGTACCCGTAACGCCAGTTGCGCCTGTTACACCGTCTGGCCCTGTTGCGCCAGTTACACCAGTGACACCTGCACCTGTTGTACCGGTAACACCAGTTACACCCGTTGCGCCCGTCACGCCAGTTGTGCCGACCCCAGTTGGACCGGTAGCGCCAGTTGTACCGTCTGTACCGGTTGCACCTGTCGCGCCCGTGGTGCCGACGCCAGTCGGTCCAGTTGCACCTGTTACTCCGGTAACGCCTGTCACCCCAGTACCCGTTGCGCCAGTAACTCCGGTTACACCCGCATCGCCAGTCGCACCGGTCACACCAGCACCCGTAACACCAGTGACACCCTTGACACCAGTGACACCAGTGACACCAGTGACACCCTTGACACCAGTCGCACCAACTGGACCGGTAGCCCCAACTGCGCCAGCGGCCCCAGTTCCACCAGTTCCGCCAGTGTCGCCAGTCGCACCAGTATCACCAGTAGCACCCGTAACACCAGTGACTCCTGTTGGACCGCCAGCAGGACCGGTCGCACCGGTAGGGCCAGAAACACCAGTAGGGCCTATGGATACAACAGCACTACCAGACACATAGTTTGCAGTACTGAAGTAGTTAAGGTTGATGGTTATGAAATCGCCATCGTATGGATAGAATGAAAAGTAAGCATTGTCAGTTCCATAATATTGACTATCAAAAGTTAACCATCTAGGAGTACCAGCACTTACGTCATAAGCATCTTGTGGTGTTATGTATACATTTCCACCATAAGTGTCACCACTTCCGGCATAACCACCGTACGTTCCCACATTTACAGAATGGTTAAGATCAACAATAGTAGGAGAATATTCTTCACCCTCCGTAAATTGTGCTGAATACGCAAGTGGCAATGGGAGTGGAACATCAGTTAGGCGAATGCCATCTATACCATTAGAAGCAGCGCCTGTGCCATCTAGCGTTATGAACAGTTCCGCATGCACAAAACCGTTCGGCCACACCCACATGCGCCCTACTTTGTTGTAGGTTCCAGCAGGCTCAAAAGGGTCATCTATAGTATAACCCAGATCGAATGCTCCAGAAAAATCGGTAAATACCGGATCACTGGCAGAAGAAATCCGATAATCAAGACGACCAAGAATAATAAGATCATCAAGACGATCAGAAGTAAAACCACAAATTACACGGTCACCAACCTCATAAAGCCCGCCACCTTCCGTTTGAGCAGCAGGAGAAAAATCAAAAGTCGAATTTAACTCACGAATAAAAACACTGACATAATGATCGCTAGCCCTTATACGTTTAACCGTACCCGTATAAAGACCACCCGCAGGTGTAGGACTAGAAGCACCGCCAGCACTACTATAAAACCTTGCCATTCTTATTCACCAACTAATGTGATAGCACCACTTGAAGCAGATGGAGCACCAACAACATACTCAAGAATATTTTTTTCTTCGCGTTCCGGTGTTCGCAATTCGACCTGAACAGGATCAGTTCCAAAATGATCATAAGTAACAGCACTAATCAAATAAAACTTTTCAAAAGTTGGGATGCCTTGAAGCCTTATGGTCATACCGGGCCTCAACGAAGTTCCATTGAGTCGATCAACAACAATCGACCCCGTTGCTTCCAAAGGATCATTATCTGACGTTCTCATAGATGGAAGGGTAAGTAGTTGAATAACATCAGATTCTACGCGCGGCCATGTAACCGGAATGTAATTAAAGTTAACTTTTCCAAGTTTGTTTGTTTGGGGGTCGATGTAATCGAAGGCTCCGTTGTTGATACCCCATTTTCCGAGAAGAAATTTTTGTGAACAGAAAACAAGGTAACCGTTTGTTTCAAATGTTACAAATTTTGCGTCGGATGCTAGACGGCTTATGACATCCCATGTTGAATCACCACGGTTTTGTGATGATGCTTTTGTTATCTGCTTATTTTTTTGTGTATTTTGCATGTAGTAAAGCAAACCGTATTTGTCTGCTGCGTTTCGTGCGAAGTCTGCGTTTGATCCTTTGATGGTTCCGGGTGAACGATCCCGTTTCATTTGTTGAATGGCTTTAGTGCGAAGTTCTAGTGTCCATATCGGGCTGACGCCCGGACCTGCTGCTACTTGTGCTGCCGCTATTTCAAATGTTTGTGTTAATCGTTTGATGGTGGCATCGTTTGGTGTTTGAGTTGCAGATGCCCCAAAGTCCTGTATCGCAAAACTTTGATATTTTACATTTCTTGTGACCGAGAAATAGTTTGCTTTTGTTAGTTCAAAGTTTGGATCATGAACTTGTACTGTCAGTTGAGCACACATGTCCATAGAATAGTTTACTGAGATTGATGTTATTGAAGCATCAATTTCTCTGAGCAGATTGTTTGCTGTATCGAACCATTGTAGGTTTGATGATCTGACGTTATCCATTATCATTTAGTGCTTTGTGCTACTGCGGTACGACCCGTCACGGTTGTTGGCATTTCTTTAGCAGTATTTCCCCCTAAACTTATTCCACTGCTGACGAGATCGTAAATAGGGTTTGGGCCATCCGTCGGGTTCGGCGCTTTGTCCGGTGAACCTTTTTTGGGTGTTTTTTTTGGGGCAAGAATAGGGAGATCAAACTTGACAACACTCGTTGACTCAATAGGGATTTCTTGAAGGGTTAATCTACATGTTGCAGCAGTAATTTCTGAATCTTGCGTAACATCAGAACTTCTTGATCTTCGTGTAGCAGAAAAAGAAAAATCTGATATAACGAATTCAAGTGGTTTTCCAGTTGTCTGCGCCCTACGCAAACCAATTTTGAAAAAATGATCAAGATTGAGTACGGAAATAGGATAAGGACGTTGAGACATTCTGCGCAATGTTTCTATCTGCTCATGAACACTGAAAAAAATGCCGTCCGGTACAGATCGCCCACTTTGCTGATCTTCGATACGATTATTGGCAATCAAAAACTCCATAGAAATTTTCAACAATTGCCAGCGTGACCATTCAACAATTGGAAAATCACCCGACCGAGGAATTTCAACCCATTCTGATCCAGATCCCTGATATTGAATATTATTAGGAATATATGGGAACACAAATTTTTCTATCGCATAATTCTGTGTTGCGGTTGATGGTGCAGGTGAAGATATTGGCAACAAGTTTTCGGCCAATGGATAATATTGTATGAGTGACGGTCTTTCTTCAGTTTGTGCTGTTGGTTGAATGTATCCAAATGGTGCTCGTACGACAATGCGTTGTTCACCAATGGAACCACCGGGTGTTTGTGTTCCCGTATCATCTCTGGGGGATGGTTTTATTGTACGCGCAATCAGTTTGCCGGTCATGAATAATTTGATTTGCGATTCTGAAAACTTTGCTCGTCTTAATAGTATTTCTAAATCTCTTGTAAAAAAACTGGTAGGGTTACTTGAACTGCTTGATTTGGACAGTTCATATGCAAAAGCATCTTTAATTCGTTGCATTGCTTTATTTACTTGAGCATTTGTTCTCAGAAGATTGGAACCCCTTGACAGGGAAGCATAATATGTTGTCAAATGCACACTGTTTCGGTTTGTGCCTGCAATGTTTGCGGTTCTCCACACGGAATATTTGTCAAAACTCAATGCTACGTATGTTTTTGGATAAATAGACATTAATCCTTCGGGATGCTTTATAGTGGTTTTGCCGGTATCATAATAATAGGAAGTACCAAATGTTGTTTGCCCCGGACCGCGACGTTTGTAAAGCGGCACGATGGCATAATCAGTACCTTTTTGTCTTAAACCTTGCAAACCGGTTTTAATGTAGGTTGAACCACTAATTGTGAAAGACTCGCCCGAGTTACTTGGTGTTATGCGACGTGTTTGAACATCTGTGGGCCACTGTGATTCACTCATGAGCGTTCCGCCCTACCTCTATTGCGTTGATCAATCATGCTCACTACTTCATTAGCAATTTCGCGTGCATCCATACCGGCACCGTTTACAACAATACTGTAATTAGATACGCTTCCACCGCCAACTGGTGATGATGTGTCACCCATTGCTGTGTTTGGCACTGTGTGAAGGTGGCGTGATGGTCCGTTGCCGTGGAATTCTGCGAAACCACCACTGTTCTGCATTGCGGTCTGATACATGCCTAGATTTGATCCTACGAGGTCTAGTGCTGCACCGGTTTTGTGGTCGGAGTTGATTGAGCCAAGCGCAAAGTTTCTGTAGCCGGATGTGATGGTGCGATTGCCGGGTAGTGCTGAGTTGATTGAGTTGTGTTTTGAGAGTGTTTGGCCGAGTCGTGATGTTGTTGTGTCACCGCGAGGTGTTGAGGTATCTTTAGCAGGTTCTTTGGGCTTCAGATCAAAGTTATTGATAAGAAGGTTGACTGCAGCCTTGAAATCTGCACCAGCCGTTTTCATATCTATTGCTGCAGCATTTTGTTTATCGGTAGCAGTCTCAATTTTCTCCAACTTGAGTCCTGCAAATTTATCAGAAATTGCGACAAGTCGTGTTTCGGTTTCTGCTGCTGTGAACTGTTTAGTTTTCATCTCTTCTAATAATGTTTGAAGTTTTAGTCGTTGATCCCCATTTAATCCTCCCCCCAGATTCAACAACTCAGTCGGTGATAATGAAGTGTCTCTAATTCCGGGCATTCCACCACCGGGAGCGCTTTGATCTGTGCCTTTATTTAAAACAAAACCTTGGGAAAGAAGTCCGCCACTAACCAATTCCGTCATTGATTGTTTTGCAAATAAAGTTTGATCTATTCCGAATTGTTTAAGTACTGCCGCAACTGCTGGATCATCAAGAAATGTTGATCCCATCCCAGTAAATTGACTACCGGGCGCAGAAAACGCTAACCCGTCAACGTATAATTTTTTGAAATCTTCTAATGCTTTAAAGGTGTCCCCACCAGCAGCATCAGTAAGCAAACCAAGAGACTCTGACAAATATGTAAGTTTGTCTTTTGTGGGAATCTTTTCTCCAGACAAGATGCGGTCACGCATTACTTGTGTAGTTTCATTTATTGCAGGACCAGCAGCAGCCTGCGCAATTGCAGTATCAAATCTGTGAATAAATTTTGCACCAAAATCTGCTGCTGCCGCTTGCATGCTTTGCATATCATGAACCATGCCCTGTGCAAGTTGTTTCATCATTTCCGTTGTGTCCGCTGCGGCATCGTAAAGATTTACACCAGTCGCTGCTGCAAGTGCAAGCAGTTGATCTTCGGTCTTGCCGCTCACACCACCAAAAAATTCTAGTCTTTGAGAATATTTGTCTGTGACAGCGCGGATTGCATCAATTTGTGGGGTGAGTTTTGCGCCAAATTCTTTAGTGAATGCTAAAGGATCTTTCATGGCGTCTTTAATTTGTTTGTCACTTAAATCGATACCAAGTTCTTTTTGATTATCGACTATCATTTGAATAAATTTTTGACGACTTTTGTGTCCCTCTCTATTCATTTGATCAGCATCTACATCATAAAAATCTTTTGGCAACGCGCTAACACGATCAGATTCTTTCTTAAAATCTTCAAGAGACATGCCACCAATCTTGCCGTTAAGAATTTTCTTTACACGCGCCAACGTCAAACCAGCAGAACCAAACTTTTCAACGCTTTCAGCAAGCCCATCGCCAAGATTATTCATCATCCCAGTAACAGTCTCATTTGCAAGTTTGCGCAATGCTTTCGCACGCAATCTTCCTTGATTAATTCCACTCATTAGACCGCCAACAACAGCACCAACTGCGGCTCCAGCAAGAGCGCCATATGGTCCTGCCAGACCACCGATTGAGGCACCACCAGCCGCACCCGCCCCAATCCCACCCGCTGTTGTGCGAGCATTCATCGCAGTTCCCATAAAGCCAACACCGGCACCAAGCATCGGATTAAAGTTTGCAACCATAGAACCAAGAGCCATAGAACCTTGCGCTTCTTTAGGCATATATTGTGATACTAGACCCATACCCATTGAGGTAGCCATTCTGCCACCCGTTGACTTATTGAATCCCTGCATCTTTGAACCCAGAGCGCTATTCTGTCCCCTTGCTATCGCTCCGCCAATTTTGCCGAATGCACCTGAACCTTCTTTTAGTTTCAATGGTGTTGTAGAAAGAATACTTGCTCTTTCCGAAGCAGAATATCCACTACCTTTCAAGTACTTGTTGGCTTCACGCAAACTACCAAATTGTCCTGCTATACCTTGTGATAAACCAGCACGCGTGTATTTAAGCCCTGCAGCATTTTTGCGTTCTTTAAGTAGCGGGTTTTTGTACCCGCCACCCGGTGCTGCTTTTCCGGTAGCACTGGTAATTCCTTTGGAAACGGCTGATGCAAGACCGCCTTGTCCACTAGCAAGCCCGCCTTGTCCACTAGGAATCCCGTATGGGTTTATAGCCATTTGACCACCGGGAGCCATTGGCACACCTTTGGCACCGGGAACGCCAGCATAGTAATATCCGCCGCTTCCGCCGCCTCCGCCGCCTCCGCCGCCTCCGCCGCCTCCGCCGCCGCCGCCTAAAGATGGCACAAGACCACCCTTGTAACCACCTACTCCTTTAGCCATTGTTCTGACACCCATAAGCAAAGCAAATTGTCCGAAACTTCCTCCGAATTTACCGAAGAACTGTTCCATCATTTCCAAAATGTTTGTCATGGTGTCAGCAAAAACTTTAATACCATCAACTATTTTCGTTATGAATGGGAGCGCCCCAACCAGTATCCTCTTAAGAACTTGACCAAATTCTCCTACAGAAGCAAGCAGGTTTCCGACAGAAGTACCAAAATTTAAAAATGAATCTTCGTTCTCCATAATCAGTATATTCATTTGACCGAAACTGTCGGCAATGTATTGCTTTAAAGGTCTAAAAACATTACCAAACGTTTTTTCTAATATTTTTGCTGAGTCGGTGAATCTTCTAAAGTAGTCAGCGACCCTACCCATGAGGTCAGTAAAAGATTCCCATTTATCTTTAATCCGACCAATAAGACCATCAGTATTCTGCAAATTTTTGTTAAACAAATCTGCTATAACGTTGCTTAATTTTTCAACAACCTTAAGCATAGTGGTCAGCAAACTTCCTTTACCAAAAATTTGAATACTGCCACGAACCTTAAAAAGCAACTGATTAAAAATGGCCCCAAGTTTCCCCAAAGCAACTTTCACCTCAGGCAAAAATGTGTCACCAAGATCCGCAAACGAACTCTTCAACTTACCAAATATCGTTTTACCCTGCGACAGCAACGTTCCATTAACAGCCGCAAACTGCCCCTCAACACCACCAAGAACAGAAAACTTGCCGGAAGTAATAGCAGTACGAAGTTCAGCCATAGTATTAATACCAGATTTTTTGG